TCCCGTAGTCGTGGTCGGTGTGGGCTACGGGGTGCCACTCTCGCGACCGGGGAGGGTGCCGCTAGTGCGGGGTGCTCAACCCGGTGCCGGTGGGGTGCCGACTGACTGCCAGTCTAGCGCAACCGGTGAAGGTCGGCGAGGAGCTCGCGGGCGAGGGTGAGGTTCGGGGTCGTGACCTCTTCGCGGTTCTGGTTCGCGATCGCCTCCGCCCAGGTGCGGCCGGCGTCGCCTCCCCAGAGTGCCCAGGCGATACGGCCGGCGCTCGGGTAGCCGTCCTCGCCGGGGCTCCAGCCCTGGCCTTCCTTGTCGACTTCGTGGCGGGCGAAGTAGGAGACCATCCGGTTGACGGTGTCGAGGGACAGGTTGCGCCGGTTGGCGATGTCGCGGGCGCGGGCGACGCCGATCTCGGTCCCGCCGCGACCGTATTCGTCGCGCCATGCGAGGCCACGTTCGGCCTCTTCGACCATGCCGTCGGACGGGGCGTACCCTTCGGCGCGGTCCTCTTGGGGTTCGGCAATGTTGAGGGCGGCGAGTTGGGCGAGGGCCTGGGTGCGGGTGCGGTGGCATCCGACGAGCTCGGACCCTTCGTCCTTTACGACGGCGACGCCGTCGCATCCGGGGTGGTCGTCCTCAAGGTGCCAGGGCATTAGTCGCCCTGGACGAGGACGCGGAGCTCCTCGGTGACACCGACCGCGGTCACGGCGAACAGGTTCTCGCCGGGCGGGATCGTGAGGGGTTGCGGGGCGGCGGCCTTCTCGGTGAGGAGTCCGTTCGTCGTGGTGACGTCGGCGCCGCCGAGGTAGACGACGCCGTTCCCGAGGACGTGGAGGTAGACCTGCCGGGTTGAGGGTTCGGCGGCGATCACTTCGGACCGGGTTGAGGTGACGGTGAAGTTCCGGGATTTCATCGGCGGATGTCCCGGAGGAGGTCCTGGACGGCGTCGAGGTTCGGGGTGGCGGACTCTTCGCGGACACCGACCACGGAGGCGGCCTGTCCGTAGGCGCCGAACGTGACCAGGGAAACCTCGGCGAGGTGCGCGGCGAGACGCTCGATCACGCCGTCGGAGCGGCGCTTGTCCTTGAGGGGCTGGAACCCGACCGACATCTGGGAGAGGGCGCCGTCGCGGACGAGCTCAAGGATGTCGTCGCCGCGCTGTCCCTTGCTCACCCGGAACTCGCCGTAGAGGCCGCGCTCATCCTCGCGGAGGAGGGTTGCCCGCCCGATCGGGAGCGCCTGGGCGTCGTGGCCGACGAGGAGCTTGACGCGGTGCGCGGCGCGGGCCACGTTCGCGAACGCACCTCGCCGGAAGACTTCGGTCAAGGTCGGGTGGATGCGTTGCTCGACGTCATACGGGACACAGATCCCGCAAATGGTGCGGCCGTCGGTGTCGGCCCGGACCTCGAGGTCGAGTTCGTAGGAGCGGGTTTCTAGGTTCATGCGTTGATGTCCTCCATGTCGAAGGCGGGACCGACCTCCGCGGTCGGATCTCCGGGGAGCTGTTCGTCGTCCTCGATGTCGTCCTCGAGGTCGTCGACGCCGGCGACGTCATCGGAGTCGTCGTCGAGGGGTTCCCGGTTCTCGATCTGGCGGACCTCGTCGACGGTCAGGAACCCGGACTGGAGCGCGATCTTGTGCGCCTGGTAGCGGGTCAAGGTGTCGGCGCGAAGCATCGCGTCGAACGAGAACCGGGCGGTCTGGCCGCGCGGGATGAGGTCGCTCATTGCTTGCTCGATGCGGGTCGTGAGCGGGCGGAGGCTCGTCTTGATGTATTCGAGGGCCTGGAGTTCGGTGTTCGTGTAGGTGCGGGAAGTGTTCGGGGCGCCGACCGCGGCACCGGGGACGCCGACAATGTTCGCGGCGTCGAGGATGGACTGGTTCCGGGCCTCGACAAGTTGGGCGTCGTTCGCGTTCGCGGTGAGTTCCTTGATGTCGGTCGAAGCGTTGAGGACCGCGGGGATACGGGACCGGCCGCCGTAGTGCTCCATCCACTTCTGCTTGAGGAGCTCGGCCTCTTCCTGGGTGAGGTCCGGGTTTTCTGACTTGATCGCATACGATGGCATCGCGCCGCCGTCGAAGTAGCGGGCCGCGTACTCCATGACCGCGATTGCGGCGCCGATGCCCTGGCGCTGGGCGGCGACAATGCCGACGCCGGCGATCTCACCGGGCAACGAGAAGCCCTTGATGTGGAACACTTGCTCGTCGTTGTAGGTCCGTTCGTCGATGCGGAAATACTTCCGGCCATCCTTCGCGATGATGGACACCTTCGCCGGGTCGACGGGGACGAGATAGTCCGGATACCCGGACAGGCCGGCGGGACCTTTTAGCGCGATGTAGTTCCCGTGGAGGAGGAGCGCCGCCGCCATCGCCGAGTAGGTTTCCATCGGGGTCTCGAAAGGGTTCGGCCGCTCGAGGATGCGGGGCGTCGGGCGGAGCCGGCGTTCGCCACGGTAGGCGTGGATCGGGAGGGAGCCGACGTCGTCGGAAATCATGGTGACTGCTCGCCAGATCGCCGGGACTTCGAGGGTGGTGGCGACGTCGACGACGACGCCGGCGTAGGTGTCGACCCATGTCCGGGAGATGCGGCCCTGGGAGTCGACGTAGGCGGCCCGGTTTTGGTTCTTCGGTTGGAGGAGGCGGTTGAGCATTAGGACCTCTCGGCGGCGATCCCGAACGCGATCATGCTCACGCCGGCGAAGGCGAGGCCGAGCGGGACCGCGACGAGTAGGAGACTCACGGTCACCATGCTAGTCCCGATGACCTGGAGGGTAGTGGGAAGGTGTTTCATTAGAAGATCGCGCTCCTCTTCGTTTCGGGTGGGCGCCGGTTCGTGGCGTGATAGTAGGCGAGGGTCGCCGCGAAGAGAGGCGAGATGTCGACGTCGATGTCGGTCCGGGACCAGAGCCAGCCGGCGGCGACTGTTTTCTTGCGGGCGGAGCGGAGCGCCGCCTCGAGATGTGGGGACGGGCGGATACGGACCGTGTCCTCGAGAATGGCGTCGTAGAGGGCACCGGTGGCGGCGGTCATGTCGCGGAGCGTGTACCGGGCGACCGGTACCCCGCCGGTCTCGAGACGGTCGACGAGGGAGTTCGCCGGCGAGTACCCGTCGACGACTAGGGGAGCCTTGTGCCGGCGCCAGAGGTCGAGGGCGCGGTCGACGACCCAGCCGACGCCGTCCCGCGCTTCGATGAGCTCTATCCGGCCGGTGTCGTCGGCGACGACGATCGAGGCGGCGGACCGGTCGAGGGCGACGTCTATCCCGAAACAGAGGCGCCCCGTGGGGGCGGCGGCCTTGTCGAGGACGCGGACGAGGTAGCGCTCCGGGATGGCGGAGGACTCCACGACGGTCCATTGGCAGAGGTACTCCTGGCGGAAGGTGTTCTCCTTGTCCTCCGCCCTAGCGGTCTCGAGGCGGGACCGGATGGCGTCCTCGGTGATCGTGTACCCGAGCGCCGGGATCGTCCGGTACCAGACCGCCGGGTCGTCAATGTCGTCGCCGTCGTAGGACCAGTCGAAGAAGGCGCGGGCCTCCTGGCGTTTCTCGGTCACGAGACGCCGGCCGTCCTCGACTTTCTTCCGGAAGTAGACCGAGGTCGCGTCGCCGGCGGTCGAGATGACGTAGAGCTGGGAGCGGGGGCGGGTCACCATTGCGGGGAGGAGCGCCGCTTCGCGAGTGTCGTCGACGTCGAAGCGGGCCTCGTCGATGATCGCGAGGTCGAGGGTGCGGCCGTGGCCGGCGCTCGGAGTGTTCGGGAGCGGGTCGATCCGGGACCCGTTCCGGAAGATGATCGCCTCGGTGCCGTTCGCTCGGTAGATGCGGCGGAGCGCCGACCGAACGCTTGACCCTTCGATCATGGGGACCTGGTCCCGCATGAGTTTCTGGCGGGCATCCATCCCGGTCTGAGCGGTGTACGCGATCGCCTGGGCGCCGCCGTACATGAGGGCGCGGTGAATCTCGAGGGCGAGGAGGAGGGTCGTCTTCCCGCATTGCCGGGGGACCTGGACCGTGACCTGGGAGTAGACGGGACGTCCGTCCGGGTGCTCCTCGGTGGCGACATCGGCCACGAGCTGTTGCCAGGGCATGAGCTCGAACCCGAGCGCCTGGGCGATGGCCGCTACCTCATGTCCGCGGTTTCGCCTTCGCGGGTTTCTTTTCGTTCCGAACCTCGGCGGACAGGCTCGCGAGGAGTTGGTCGAAAGGGTCATTGTGCTCATGGGTCTCCTCTCGTAGTT